TGGCCTTGACGACCTTCCCCTTACCCGACGATGCGTGCACCATCATGCCGCCGCCAAGGTAGATACCTACGTGGCCACGCTGCGGGAAGATGATGTCTCCGCGCTTGAGATTCCGCTTAGAGACCTTGGTGCCCTTTTTCTGCATACCGCCTGTGTAGTGCGGGAGACGCTTGCCACCCTTGGCAAACGCCTTCATCACTAGCCCTGAGCAGTCCCAGCGGCTAGGGCCAGTAGCACCCCACCTGTAGCGGTCACCCCGCTGAGCCAGAGCAAAGGAAATGACTTTCTCGATTCGCTGCTTCCGCGACAAACTCACGGACCGACTGACGGTGGATTCCCGGGTGGTCGCGCTCAGCTCCACTGTGGTGATAGCGGCAGCAACGGCGGGGGAACTCTCTACCTCAAGCGGTGGGGTGGGTGCTACCAGGGAAGCAGCGAAGATAACTGCGAGAGCGAGTACCTTGCGCTTCATGGCGGCATCCTTAGGTGCGCGGTGACTGCGAATGACCCGGGTCTGTTCACCGGGGTTGAGCACGCTTACGGTCGGATCAAAACTCATTTAAGCCCTTTGTTCGGGGCCGGACTACCGCGTGTCAGCGTGGTTCTTATGCATTCGCGAATAGTCCAGCCCTAGCGATTAATACAGATTCAGCACAGTTAGCGGTTGGTTGGCTAGCCGGCCGAAATGGGGAATGGTGGCTCCGGCCTTACCCGGAACGTACGGCACGGCCGGCGTCCGCGTGTCCTGGCTGAATCGACGGTAGTCGTTCACGGGAAAACCGTTGATCCAAACAGTCCGCCAGATGCCGTTTAGGCCCTGCTCCTGTGCCTCACCGGTGAGAACGTCACCAGGTGTCATCGTCCTCAGCGTCTTCCTCCGTCTCGTCTTCGTCGGCATCGTCGTCGCCGAAATCGTAATCGTCCTCCGCCTCTTCAGCGTCTTCCTCAGCGTCACTCTTGGACGAACCGTCGTCCGGCCCCATCCAACCGATGGTTTTCCGCGTGTTCCCGTCCTGATCTGTCTCGTCCTTCAGCTCACCCTTAACGGTGGTGGTTCCGTCGTTCCGCCACCTACCGATCTTGCGGATGTTGCCCTCTTCATCCGTGATGGTGCCCTGTTCGAACTCTCGACCGGTCACGCCGATAGCGTCCAGGAAAGGCACGTAGCGGAAAGCGGTATTCTCCGCAACGGGCATGAAGAGCATGATGTAGTACCCGGCGTATTTCTTCTCATCCTTGGAACGGGGAATGAGTTCTAGGCCGGCACGGAGTTGGGGCTTTTTCGTTCCCGTGGGAGCGATGAACTGTGCTTTCTTGACCTTCCAGCGGTAGACCCCATTGATGGGAAGCGGGCCATCGTACGGCTTGTATTGCGACTCACGGTCATAGCCGTCAACCGTCTTGCTGGAAATGCCCCAATTGGCCTTAGGCATTACTTAGCCTCTCCGTCGATCTGTGCGATGAGCTGTGGCATTGAGGGGTCTTTCATGTACTCCCCTAGTGCCATAAATTTATCCCCCACAATGTACCGTGTATCCTGGCCCTCTTCCCTATTCCGGCCTGTGGGGGACTGGAACCACAACCGCCTATCGACTTTTGCCGCACCCGTTTTAGGGTTCGTCAATCGCCGCGCCTCCATATAGGCGGTAACGTCCATGAGTCCCGCGATAGCATTGGAGACTTCATTGACTCTCCCCTGGAATCCGGGGAAGACTAGCAGCTCACCATTTTCGGTGAGGTCTGTTCGGTACGCATGCGCGGTAACGAGCAGGTTCACACCCATGTCAATAAAGCGCGGAAACCATGACTTGAGCATGTTTTGCGTGTTGAAGTAATCCGGCTTGTCCGGCAGGTTCCGGTGTGCGCGGTTGCCCTTGAGGTCGAACGCCTCTTGCGTGTAGGCGAGACGGAATCGATCCTGCATCGTGCTGGCGCCGTCGATCACCAGCCATTCAATCTGACGGAACCGCTCTTTGTATTCCAGCCACTCGACTAGTGCCCACGCCTCAGCGGTATTAGAGATCTTCCGCGCACCCCTGTGCGGGGGTAAGCCCTGAGCCTTCCGCCACCGTTGCGCCGACTTAAACCCTGGCTCACACACCGCCCAAAAGGTTTTCTCCGGCAGGGTGCCCGCTAGAACCGTCTTGCCGGCGTTGGAATCGCCATACACGAGGATATTTTTTGACTCTTCCGTGTCGTCGCTCAGCCGCATGATCTCTTTCTGGAAATCACTTAGACTGAGTTTGGACCGTTCGGTGGTGGCGAGACTCTGGCGCGGGGAGGTCATTCTTTGTCCGGCAGGTTGATGACCGTAGCACCGGAACACTGGTCAACCAGCATCCACTCAACGCCCGTGTACCTGTCTCGGAGCATCTCTTCTAGGGTGTCCAGAGTCGCTTTAGCCTGCGGTTGCGGGAACGTCAGGATTACTACGGTTCTCATTCTGCCGCCTTCACTCGATGTTGGCAGTCACACCGGTTACCGCCCGGGCAGTTAGTGATGTGCATTTCCTTTTGCACGTCCGGATGCACTGTAGAGTCCGCAGCATCCTTGCAGGGCTCACAGATGAATTGCATAGATCAACTCAATTCGAAACTAGTAGGAATGTCGGCGGTTTCCTCATCGTAGGTATAGGGGTTCCGCCGGACGTACAGGCTCCGTCCCATCTCCCGCCAATCCCCGCCGTTGTCCTCTGCTGTGCACATGTTGAAGTAGTCGCAGAGTTTCGGGCAGGAACTGTGAGGGGTCTTCATCAGGTTTGATTCATGCACCTCACCCGAACGCAGCGAATGCGTTAGGTCTGTGATGACTCGCGTTTCGGTCTGCAACCGCCGCAAGGCAGTCAGCTTGCCCCTACGCGGAACCACGATGGGGTGCCGGACGAATACCGGCGCTGGTTGCTTCTTAGAGACCGTACCGTTTTTGTTCAGGTAATGGCCCTGAGCGTTCTGTGCCCTGGTGTCCGGACGCTGCTTGCGTAGGAAGTTGTACATCACTCCCTTGAAGTTATCGGCCGGCGTGAGGATGCCCTCTTTCCGCAAAGCGAACTCCGCCATGGCGACGTAGGGTCGCGCCTGATCATCGATCGGCAGATGTTCCAGCCGGATCTGCGCCGCTGTCTTGTGCTCCATAAGCCACACGTCGCCGGTAGGGTCACGGAACAACAGATCGGGCTTGAGTTTGTGGTACGCCAGCAAACGCCCGTCATCATCCGTGATCTCGAAACGCAAAGGTATTTCTGCGGCGATAGGTCGCACGTCTGGATCATCGCCATAATGACGGTCGTACGCTCCGGCGACTGCAAGACCTAGGTCGCGTAGTTCCTCTGCTTTTTCGATCTCGTACCCCGGAGCCTTGGCGGAATGCGCCTCTACGATTGCCCAATGGGATGCAGAATCGAATGCATCAAGCAGGGTGCCTTCCCGCTTGGTATAGCGCTGCTCCAAGGCGGTGTGCATCCATGTACCGAAGCTCAGAGCGCCGAATGACTTAGCCTTAGGCACGTAGCCCATGCGGTAAGACCAATACCATTTCTTTTGACAGCGCTTGAAGGCTACGCGCTCCGAATGGCGGATCAGGGGGAGGTCAGTCATGCGCCCAGTACCGTTCGCGGACTGTCATCCCCGCACTGCTCAATTGCGGCCTCAGCCACCTGTTCCCACCGTTTCCGCCATGCGGGGTGCAGATGCTCCCATCGGCGCTGAGTGGCGGTTAGCTCTTTCCATTTCTCGTATGCCGCTTGGCCGGGTGTCAGGGGGAGGTCAGTCATTCAGTATTCCCCGAATCTCGCCGGTATTTTCGCCGATGATCATCTTATCTGTCATGAGGTCTGCCATATCGCTATTCCCAATGTGTTGTTCAATTGCAGCCTGTGCCACCTGTTCCCAATCGGCTTTAGCCTTAGGCGATAAGGTCGCCCAATACTGGGGTTTATTGGTGAACGCGAATCTAGCGCGCCATTTCTCGAATGCAGCTTGTCCTGGTGTCATTTTGGCCACGCCATGGCGAAGAAAAGCAGTAGCGGCAGAATCTCCGCGATGTGGAAACGCATTATTACTCCAAAAGGTAAGGGCCGACACCCCACCACAGGGTGCCGACCCACTTACCATTTACTTAGTGCCAGATGGTTCTCCAGCACCATGTACAGCCTTTATGCCACTCAGGCTCAGAAAACGAAATCGTCATCGTCCGCCGGCGCCGTCTTGGCGGGAGCACGCTTGGCCGGAGTCCGCTTAGCGGCGGGAGCAGGGGCAGCCTTACGGGCAGTGCCAGAACGTGCGGCAGGAGCGGAAGACTTTGCAGCCGTGCGCGCACGCGGCTTTGGGGCCGGAGCAGGCTCTTCGTCCTCCCACTCGTCCTCTTCGGTGTCGTCCGCCTCTTCAGCGTCGTCATCGTCCTCAGCGTCGGTGTCGTCCTCCGCCTCTTCGTCCTCATCCTCCCACTCGTCTTCGTCGTCCTCCGGCTCAGGCTCCGGCGCCGGAGCAGGCTTGGCGCGACGGGTACGAGTGGGGACCGGAGCTACCTCCTGCTCTACCTTCGGCTTAGGGCCGCGCTTGGTCTCACCCGAAGTCTCCCAGAACGCTTCGGCCGCGTCGCTGGACTGGAACGCCGATCGGGCGGAGGTGGCGAGCGAAACACCCTTGAGGAAGGCTGCACGCAGCGAGGGGGCTGTGTTGGGATCGAACCCAACCTCAGTCACCAGCCACTTTGCGAATGCCTTCTGATAGGGGGTGGCAGGCTTGGAAGCGTAGACCGTGACATCCTTGCCGGCCTTGGCAACCGGCTTACGGGTGGGAGCAGCCTTGGCAGCGGGACGGCCGCGCCGTGCGGGTACTGGCATGTTGACTCTTTCTCTCTGTTCGAACTCAGTTTGAGCCCGACGAAACTTAGCCGTTCGCGGTAATGATGTCAAACGGCTGATTTGGTATTCCGCCTCATCGCCCATTAGACGGTAAGACTGTACGGCGGTAAGTACACCACCTGAGCATGGACATAGATCTACCACCTCATCTTCAACCGGATTGTACGAAAGACAATCCAGTAACCAGTGCACATAGCTTTCGGGCTTAGCACCAAAGAAACCTTTTCTCGGCGCATTAGCTGTGTGCACATCCGCTACAGCCCCAACACCCCCCGGTTAGACCGTCTACCCTTTGCCGGATAGATAATCACAGGTTCCCAGCATGAGCGCATACGATGTGATCCCGGTATTGCATTAGGTCTAACCCACGCGCCGATGCGAGAACCAATGGGAAGCGCGCCATAAGCACGCAACCCATCAACCGACGTACTGATAGTGAAACCATCGGCGCTATCCATCAATTCCAGCAACAACGCGCTATGCCGCCGTGGGTTATCCCATTCCGATGCGTCTTGGTGCCAGTCCGCCGGAGTGTCTTTTACAGAGCGCTGACCATCACCGTACCAGCGTGAAGCACGATTCTTCTTTCCACCTGCACCAACAAATGGGGGGTAAGGCGGATCGGCGATAACGTATTTCATACAGGGCGGCTCAGGTCTAGCACGTGGCGCATGTAATTTACTCCGCGACGTTGATCCAACAGGCGGTGGGTGTCGGCGATTAATTCCTGATTGATTACCGCCGTTCCTACGTCCACCGAATCAAGCGACCTGAGGTAGTAGTACATGCACTGGCGGGGGTTACTGACCCGGTGAATCCGGTCTTCCGCCTGTTTCTGTTGATCCGGGATGCGCGTCTCGCTGATGAAAATCATACGATCCGCCGTATCGAGCGTGATAGCGGTACCACCCGCTTTCACATTTAGTAGCATAATTCGCGGTCCCGATTTGGAATTGAATCGGTCGATGATCTCCCGTCGCTTGTTCCCCGGTGTCTGCCCTGTGATCGCTGTGCATAGGGGTGCTCCCGCCTTGGTGCGGAAGTGCCGTTCTATCTCGCCAGCAAACATATTCAGGATGCCAGTATAGAACGACACGATTACCACGTTAGTCAGGGGGTCTTTCGGGTAGCCCCACTCTTCCAGCGCTTCAAGCGTCCATGCGAGTTTATTGCTGGGTAGCGTGGGTTTATAGCTGAACGACAATTCTTCGTGCCACCCGTGCCGCTCACAGGAACGGCAAATGTCGTCCTTACAGTGACCTTGCACCATCCTTTCTTCTATAGCACCATATGCACAGGCTAACTGCTTTAGGCGAGTGAGCTCCGCTAGTGCCGACGTAGCCGACAGCATGCCGGAATCTAGTTCCGCCACCGACAGTTTTTCCATGTGCCTGTACGCCTGCTCCTGCTTCCCTTCCATCGGCAGCCAGATACCTACCGGCGAGGCAGGGTCATCAGGGTTAAGTGGCGTACCTACTTCCATCTTAGGCGGGAGATCCTGTGCGACCTCTGCCTTGGTGCGCCGTAGGGCAATAGCATTAAGGCTGGACCACAGCATCTTCTCACGGTCTTTGTGTAACTCACCGATTTCGAACCCAGTGAATCCGCCTTTCTGCCAATACAGCTCAGCCCACCTGTGGAAGGCGGAATACTGCACGGGGTCAAGCCAATTAAGGGTGCCCCACAGCTGATGCGGTTTCGATTCGAACGGGGTGCCGCTCATGGCGATTTTAAGGCCATCACCACGTAGAGGCAGCATCTCCAGTCCCTGACGGCGCTGAGTGGGCACACCGGAGCGCCTGATTAGGCTTTCGTGGCTCTCGTCCACCACCACCACCCCCCATTCAACCTCGAATAGGCGGACGTGTGTGGCGACATACTCCACCTTAGTGCGGTTGTCTTTCTGGTGACCGCACGAAAGAATGAGTTTTTGTCTCTGCCGAAGCAGGGTCCGCGAACCGCAATCCGCACAGATACGCCACGCCTGCACCTGCACCATTTCAGGATGTACGATCACCCATGTTTTCGGGCCATAACGAATGCGGTTCAGCACTTTATCGCGCTGGTCACCGCGATTAGGCATGATGATGGCCCTGTGCTCAGGCGGTAACCAGCGCTCGATTTCACGCTTCCACACTGAATCGGCAGCGGTCTTAGGTGCCACGATGAGGTATGGCCCCGGTACGTCTGCTTCCAGGATGCCGGCCAGTGTCATCAGGGTCTTACCAAGGCCCGGATCATCGGCAATCAGTGTGGCTGCATTGTCCGCGATGAAGCGCGCACCCACGTTCTGATAGGAGCGCGTCGCAATGGCGGCTGACAGTTTCGGCGCTTTCCGCTTGACGTGCCGCAGTGTGGCGTCTTTCTGGCGAGCCAAATTAGCCATATATTTGCGTGACTGCTGTACGCCGGTAGCCCACCGCTTTAGTTCATTACTGACCTTGAGCCGTTTACCGTACTTCAGCTGCAATAACTTGCATGACTCAAGGCTGAGCGGCACTGTCCAGTGGCCGGAGGTGGATTCGTACGCGCCAGGGATGGCCGTTTTCAATCCGGTAATGGGGCCGTCAGATCGAATTACAATCCGACGACCCCGTTTATCAATGTGAATGTCACGCATCTATTCCTCTAACACCCGTAAGGCCAACCCCACGATGATCAGGCAGAACGCTAGGTAGACCCACGAAAGCATCAGCCCACCTTCACCAGTGCCGCGACATGGAACGCCCGGAAGCCCCCGCCGTTGTGGTCTAGGAATTTGACAATACGTTTGGCGTTGTCCTCATCCCCGTTGCTGCGGAAGATGTGCTCCACCGTGACCGTACCGCCAACCACCGCCGTTTCCAGGTTGCCAGCAATGGTGTTGTGCCACGTGACCTTCATGCCCTTGATCATGCGAACCAACTCAGAGTCGGTCAGTTCGTCCGGCTCAAATGCGAGCTTGGATTCCGGGTAGGCGTTCTCTGCCGGCCGTGCGAACTCCATGGAGTAGTTCTGAGCGACCAATTCACCATCAAACCAATTCATGATCAACGTCTCAGCGTCACGGGAACAGGTGAGGGAGGCCCACGACCCTACGGCATCCTCTTCGTGCCCGAATCCTGCCTTACCCTTGCAGACCCACCCCATGGCCTCTAGGCGTTCTTTAGCCGCCTTGGCTAGGGTGAGGGAAGGGTTATCCATTGCCGGAGGCTGTGTGGGGCTCTCAGCCGTACCGGCACGGTCACAGGGGTTGTCCTCCGTGCACCGAACAGGCTGCCTACCCTTTCTTGCCTGGTATGTGAAAATACCGCCCTGGTGTGAGCGGCACTGCTTACGTCGTACTGCCATCTTCTCTCACTCTCTCGCGCCCTATTTAGTGGGATGAGCAGGAATCGAACCTGCTGTAGCTAGCCGTGAGACGCACCAATGTGCGGCTAGCCCATTGTCCAACCACCCCTAGGCGGCAGAGGGGAATGGTAATCGTTGGCTTCTAGCAGGGTGTAGGCCAACCCCATTAACCATTCCGCCTCTGCCTATTGCACAGGATTCTAGGGCAGGGCAGCGTATGCATGCAGTGACTCTGATACCCCTTAGAACCTTGACTGCCCATTGGGACTTACGTTCGCGCGTCTGTGCTCGCGCTATTGGATGGTTGCTTTGCAGTGGGGATCACCAAGCCCCTTCCTCGGATTTGCCAGCATTAGCCGTAGCTATATGACATGGCTCGTAGAACTGTTCCGGACTACGTCCCCCTGACAGGAATCGAACCTGTGCACGCTTCCCTTCAGTACATTCGGAAAGGCTCTGCCATTGAGCTACAGGGAGTAGAGGGTGGCGGAGTCTGAGTCACGCCACCCCCCAATTACCATTTAAGTGCAGTCTCAACCCCGAAGCTGCACACGTGCGAGTACCATATACCGTACGCGAATCACCGGAGCAATTCGTTTCCGTCCCGCACTTCCTTTGCTATCAGTGGTCCGGGATGAACGGGACCAATGCGAGAGCGATCATGCCGCCCATGAGGGCCAGTGAGACACCCTTGAGCAGGTAGCGTGTCATTTACCGAAACTCTTTCGTTTCCGCGTGGCCTGCATCTTCCAGGTCTGCTTCACCTGGATTCCGCCGGTCACGTGCCGGAGAATCACCGACAGAATCGATGTGGGAGCAGCCCCGCCTGTAGTGCCGGCGTGGGGACCGTCGTGCTTACCCATCATGCCGCCTTGGCGTTGGAGCGGTTGTAAACCGCCATGACCGCAAGCGCGGATTCATTGCTGAGGATGTCGAGTACCCGAAAGGTACCACGCAGCTTGACCGGGGCCGAAATGACATCCTTCCGCGTGAGGTCACGCGGCGGGCGCCCACGCTCCACCGTCGGGTTGATGATGTCGACGGTCGAAACCGTCCGGTTGGCGGTAGCGCGGAGGTAACCCTGCCCGTTGCGGTTACGCTTGACCATGGTGCTATCCCATCGTCGGTATGTGGTGTGAGCCTGATTGACTCTGGCAACGCTCACCCGAAGATGAGCGCTCCCGAGTGTCCGTCAGAAAGTGATTTCCTGTGATGCCCACTTGAAGTGGGTGGGGTTTCGGTCCGCCATCTTACGGGCTTCAGTGAGCGCCTGAGCCAGCGACATACGGCGCTTGTTCCGCTGAGCGGTGGTGGCCGCTCGGATAATGGCATCAGTGTGGGGTGTACTGACTCGCGTTCCGGCGATAGGGCCAGTCTCGACTAGGGCAACCTTGCCGACCCCGGGCACTTCGCGGATGGTATTGATAACCTCTGCCGGGACTTCAACCTTGCCGGGAGCAGCCTTACGCGCCTTGGCCGGCCGCTTGTGCAGGCGGTCAGCCAAAACCGGCCACCCGTCGATCAGTTCGGGGTGAGCGATAACCTGCTTTGCAGCCTCGCCACCATCTACGGTCACCATCGCCACGCCGTTGTGCAGCGAAGCGACGTGCACCGCCACAGCCCCGTAAATACTGGACTGCCAGAGGTACGGCGCACCGACCTTGATCTCTTTGATGTTCATTTGGTGCCTCATTCATCAACTGCACTACCGGGATTGGCAGTGCACAGCGACGGTACCGGGGATCGAACCCGTAGACAGGCCATGGCCTGAATGGAACCACCTTCCTTACCGCCGTAGTACGCACTCCATGGAGCGGTACTACACGCTTTGGTACCCGTACAGGGCACTCACAAGGGAACACAGCACTATGAAGGGGTTCGGGGGAACCTGGTTCGGGGGAACCTGCTGTGCTCCCGTGAAAGTGCCCGGACGATCGCCGCTATATGCGCCGTCCGGCACCATCAAAAACGTGCCCGGTCAGCCGTTGTTATTACGCTTCCTCACTGCACTGACTGGCACTATGTATTAGCACGACGGAGGTCGCGGGGGCCAGATAGGCAAGATCTCCCGCTAGTCCTGATTTCGTGCTTTCAATTTTCAAGTAACGATCCACAATCACCGTTCAGGTGAAGCACGCTTGGCAAGACTTGCTTGCTAGTTCGTGCCACCCGGCGAACCGGACACCTAGAACACTAGGCGGACCACATGGTTAACCACAAGTCCCTATGGTGTGACGTGGGTCACACTAGTGTTTTCCCTGCTCAGGACTGGTTTTCGTCCACTTCCGGTAGGCCGGCAACGCTGGTGAGCAGGCTCAGAACCCCCGCCAGTGCAGCGGTAGACCCCACTACCAGCCAGTCAACACCCCCCAGCGTGGCTGTAGTCCCGATGGCGGCGATGGTCGTCTGTGCAACGGTCCTGACCGCGCGGATGGCGGCAGCCTTAGCCCATGAACTCATTTGATCTCCCTAAATCCCGTGCAGCTTGCGGAGGTTCCCGAACGTGATGGTGCGACCGTTACCGCCGAACACCTTCCGCACCTTGGCGGCGGTGTTTGCGCCGTAGACCCCGTCAAGGTCTAGCGGGTCTGCACGGTGATGCAGGTTGAGCAGTGCCTGTGCCCGGACAATGTGGTCATACCCCTCGAAACCGGCATCTTCCATACCGAAAGTCAATTCAGTAGGAAGCTTACTGCCGGTAGGTAGGTCAGCGGTCTTCCATTGCTGCGCAGCCATAGGTTCCCAACTCCATTTCGCCGTATTCCTATCGAAATTGTCATTTACCCCGATATGCACATGCGCGTGATAGTCACCCGTGTGCGGGCGAATCTCCCACGGGCGCGTGACAGAGCTGAAGATCTGCCGCTTGTAAATGACATACAGCACGCGCGGATCACGCGACTTATGCAAGCCAGTGAACAATTCAGTCAGGTCCGCCTCAGTGACCCCGTTACCGGGCATCACATCAACCGCGTCAACCTCGCCCTTGTCCTCACCCGGCTTAGAACTTTCGCGATCGGGTGCGTGTTGCGAGACGTCCGGATTCTGACTGTGATTGGAGTCAGCTATCCAGTAAACGACAGCCTTAGGGTGCTTGGCTTTCCATTGCTCACGGAATGTCGCCAAGCCCTCATCTAGGTATGCCATTTCTTCCCTTCCTTACGCAATCTGCCGCGCAATAAGCGCGGAGCCTTGGTGCACGTTGGTGTTGGATGCGTCCGACGTATTCTGTGCCCATTGCAGTGTCCACAGGCCGGCCGCAGTCACGGTGACGTTGAAACAACGTTCAATGGCATAAGAGTACGCCGCTGAAGCCGCTAGACCGTAAACAGCATCACTGTTCGTAGCTTGCGCACCCATGCGCACAGGAGTGATTACCGTTGAGCCGGCAGTGTTGCTGGTACCCGGACCCTGGAGAGCACGTAGGGGGTTGTTCCACGTTCCCGAGAATGCCCACTGTGTCTTGAGGTCTGGTGTCGCCGACGTTGTGCACGTCATGAAGATGTGTGCCTCTAGATACCACGTGCCCACACCTAGAGGCACATCCGCCAAGTCAGGATCATTGTTTAGTGAAGCGTCTGACGTGATGGTGGTTGTGCTGTTCTTAACGACGATATTAGGTAGCATTTGGCGGAGCATTTCCACCGTGAAATCGTCTGTCGCACTGATATCCGGAAACAATGGCATTACTTACCTCCTAATCCGTAGTGCCGTAGCTGATTGCCCGCTGATCCCACAGCCGCACTGAGGCGCCGGCATCGTGGGTGAACGCCTCTGTCCCGCGTATCACGGTGAATGTCCATGGGCCGGTACCCGTGATACCCGTGACTAGCATCTTTTCTTTGTCGTCCGACACGGAGATATAACAGTCAGTGCTGTATTTCCATGCAGTGTACGTACTGCCCGTCACTGAAAACGACGTGACAGCGGCATCAATATCACTGGTCAGCGTTGATGCACTGGACCCCACCCGCGACAGCAGGTCATACATGCTGACTGTGCGCAGAGGTCTTGCTGGTTTGGTGTTGATCACCAGTGACCACAGGAAGCGAGAAAGTACTTCCGTGTACGCGATTACCGCTATCTCAGGGTCGCGTACAGGCAGGAAGTCTGGTAGCCCGGTGAGCTGCAATGCTTGACCTAGGTCGATAGACCGCAAAGCGTCCAGTCGCACCAAGTTATCGGCGATGAGTGGTTTAGCTAGTTCAAATTCGACGTCAAACCAGCGTAGTTCGTCCCATGAGCCAGTACGGCGGATGTCATTTGCCAAGTCCTGTGTCTGCGCATCCTCGTACAGGTTCAGTGTGAATGGCTGCCCGAGCGTACCAATGCGTGAAGTGGCGTTAGGGCCTGTCACTGTCTCAGACGTGTATGAGCCTCCGTTGTCTCGCGTGACGGTAACGAGGTTGATGGGGATGAGGTCATCATCCGCCGTAGCGCTCAAGGCTAGGGAGTAGTCAGTAATTCGAGGGCTGTAGCGCTCTAGCTGTGCCCGTGAAAAGTAAATCAATTCGGCAGAGTCCCGGCGCTCCATCAACAACCCACGGCCAACGTCAGCACAGTCGGTGTACAGGTCCAATTCTGTCGCCACGCGCTGAGGTCCCATACGTACCCCGCGACCCTCACGGCCGATCACGCGCAACAGGCGGTTCTGCTCACTGGCCAATCGTGAAATGCGCTCTACGTCTGACTCCCCAACGTATGCACGGAAGGAATCCAGGTGCGCACCCTGCCCGAAATCACCAGTGTCATTACTGCCGGCAAAATGCCCGAGCGCGCACGTGCTCAGTCCGTGCCCACTAGCGAGACCGGTGATGTTCCAAGACGCCAGCTTCCCCAGCGTCGTCGCGGCAATGGTGTTGGAATGCGAGTAACCCACCGTGGGGTCAGTAGTCCGCCAGCGAGTGATCCAATCAACGGCTGAGCCGTCTTGCGTGAATTCGAAAACAATGAACATCCATTGTCCCGGCTCTGCACCTGTGCCGAACAGTGTATTTGCATTAGAAACCAAGGTACCGGCATTGTCATAGACGTCAGTCGCATACGTGAATGTACCGATTTTGAAAAGCACGCGATAGCCGTTAGACAACACTAGGCTAATGGGGTAGACGTCTACCGCCGGCGCCTGATTCATATAGATAGCGAAAGTGAATGTCCACTTACCTGTACTGGTGTACGGCAGAAAACGACCCTGCACGCTACTGTTATCCGTGATGGTCAGCAACGGCAGGCTGCCCGGTAGGGTGGATTCTGCCGCGAATTCCACATTGACAGCGCGGGCAGGATTCACCCCGGGGGTGATGGATGAGACGTTCAGTGCGTCTGAGCCGTCTTCCCCGGGCCAGTAGCCGACGATTCCGGGAACCGAGACGTAGTAACGGCGCATGGGGGAGTCAAGCGACAGCGCACCGGTGTTCATTTGCTGGAACAGGCCATAAGCCTTGACGGGCGTGTAGACGTTTTTATTGCCGGAATCCGCCAGCACAGGCCAACGAGGGATATAGCCGTAAAACCGCAGACTATCGGACTCCACGAATGCAGGTTCATTGATGCTGAAGGTAGTAGTGCCATCCGAATAGGAAGTGTCATCCATTTCGAGACTGCGGAAATCAGCATCTGCGCGGAGGGTCCCGCCAATACCATTGTAAATACGGAACCCGTATAGCTTCCCCTGGAAGTACTGTGAGGGGTTATTGGTGTCAGAGATACCTAGCCCGCTATCCGACACAGCGCCGAACACGACATCAGCCGTTCCGGAGTAGATAGACGTAGTGCCCGCAAAGAGGGTGGAGCCTAGCTGCGTGTACGTTCCGTCAATGCCGTTAGTCGAATAGAAAAACTTAGTCTCGCTCTGCCCGGAACCGTTGTTCACATCTAGTGTGACCTTGAGGCTGACGCGGCCCTCAGGGAGTGGCGCTGTGGATTCAGCAAACACGCGCGTACCGGCCGTGCCGGCAGTGCTCCAAATGAACTCCGGATAGCCGTTGATCAGCCACAGGAACCATGACCGCTGATCACCACCCGACGTGTATTTGGTAAGCGCCACATACTTGTATTCGTACAGGCGCTCTGCTTCAAACTCCACGCGCAATTCAATATCACCCGTGATATCCAGCGTGGCGGAGTCCAGTGCGAGAACTCCTACGTGCGGTTCATAGCTACAGAACCTAATGTGTGACTCATATGGGAGCGCCTTCACACGTACAGGAGTGTTGATACCCAGCTTACCGAAATAGGGCGAGCGCGGATTGCGGTTGGAATACTTACCGTCTCGCTGGAAGATGGTGAAATCGCATTCACCAGGGTTGGCACGCTGCGCATCGATAGACTGCCCACGGGTGATAGTTACCGCCTTAGAACCGCTGATACGGCTACCACCGTCATCGTCGTCAGTGTCGGCGGTCACGTCCACCCATGCACCGTCGATGAACGCTTCTACCTGTACCCACGGATCGTCAGTGAAGCTCACTACCTCACCCCCTTACGCCCGTACGCCAACTGCACACTGCCATTACCTGTGTTCCGCACGGTATCTTTTACCGTTTCATTGATTACCCTTTTCACCTTGAGGTTGGTCTTAAGCACTTCCAGCACTGCATCTTCCATGGGGTTACGGGTACCTGAGCCAGTGAACTCTAGGAGGACGTGCACACCGCCACCGGGCATGCTCACGTCTTGGCGCTCATGGGGTAGACGTTGTGTCTTGGCGGCAGTTTGGATGCGC